GCTCTTATGGGTGAAATAACTGCTCTTGGATTTATGCAACAAGAGATCGCAGAAATATTAGAGAAAGGAACTACAGATGACAACTTCGGGACTGTTGTTGCCGGAACGTTTGGTGAAGCAGAAAGCTGAGGGAAAAAACGAAACCGCAAAACTACCTGTTCCAACAGGTTGGCGGATTCTAATCATGCCGTATACCCCGCCAAAAGTTACTAAAGGTGGGATTGAGATACCCGACGAAGTGCTGGATAGAGAGCGTTTAGCAATCAATGTTGGGTTAGTTATGGCTGTCGGACCACTAGCTTATAAGGATGAAAACAAGTTTGGCAGCGAACCTCCATGGTGCAAAAAAAGCGACTGGGTTATGTTTGGAAAATACGCAGGTTCGCGCTTTAGCATTGACGGAGGGGAGCTACGATTACTAAACGACGACGAGGTTCTTGCTGTTGTAGAAGATCCCTCGCACCTCGTACATACATAAGTCTTTACTTTTGTTGTACTGTGGTTTAACTTAACACGACTCATGGAGAGAACCATGCCTAATGAAGTAGATACTCAAGAACCTCTAGTTGAACTAGAGACAGAAGAAGCGGTAGAAGTTGCCCTTCCTGCGGAAGGGGATGAAGCCGTTCCTGTGGAAGAAACAGTAGAAGATGTCTCTGAAGATATTTCAGAAGAACCTTCTGAGGAAGAACTTGCATCCTACAGTGCTGGCGTAAAAAAACGCATTGATAAATTAACTGCCAAATACCGCGAAGCAGAGCGGCGTGAGCAAGCCGCGCTAGACTACGCAAAAGGCGTGAAAGTGCAGAATGAAAATCTGCAACAGAGCGCGAATCAAATAAATGAAAAATATAGCCAAGAGTATGCTGGGCGAGTAGACACAGATTTCGAGTCTGCTAAGAAAAAATATGTTCAAGCATACGAGTCCGGCGACCCAGATGAGTTGGTCGCTGCGACTACAGAGCTTTCTCGTTTATCTGTTGAAAACGCTGCTCTTAAAAATGAAATTCCAGCCTTTGGCACTCAGCAACCAGTGTTGCAGCAAACACCAGCCACTGCGCCACCGCCTGACCCTAAGTCACAAGCGTGGGCGCAACGAAATAATTGGTTTGGTGTTGATGAGCCAATGACTTATACAGCTTTTTCGATACACAAAAATCTTGTAGAACAAGGTTTCGACACTACTTCTGATTCCTACTATACAGAAATTGATCGTAGGATCCGTGAAGAGTTTCCTCATAAATTTGAGGAAGCAACCCATCAGCCAACAAACGGAAGCCGCGCTCCAGTCCAAAGAGTGGCTTCTGCCAACCGTGCTGCTAAATCTACTGGACGCGATACAGTTAAACTCACGCCGAGCCAAGTTGCTATTGCAAAAAAATTAGGCGTGCCCATAGAAGAATACGCGAGACAAGTGAAGGAGATCTCTGCAAATGTCTGATTCAAAAACAATAGATCGTACGCCTCGCGCGGCCACTACCCGTGAAAAATCCGAACGACCCACTGAATGGAAGCCACCTTCTTTGTTAGATGCTCCGCCAGCACCAGATGGTTTTGTCCATCGTTGGATCCGCTCAGAAATGTTGGGACAAGATGATAAGCCCAACTTTACGAAGCGCATCCGCGAAGGATACGAACCAGTTCGCGCTGACGAGTACCCTAATTTTGAGTGTGCTACTATTGAGGAAGGGAAGTATAAAGGTGTCATTGGTGTAGGTGGCCTTATTCTGGCTCGACTACCAGTAGAAGTCGCTGAATCACGCAAATCTTATTTTGCGCAAAAGACGTCTCAGCAAATGACTGCTGTGGACAATGATTTAATGCGAGAGCAGCACCCTTCTATGCCAATTTCTCAGGAAAGAAGCAGTAGGGTCTCTTTCGGTGGTTCAACCTCTAGCGAGTAGATAATCTACTCAGGAGAAAACAATGGCAAACATTAATGGTGCTTTTGGTCTTCGCCCTATTGCTAAAGTAGGATCGAATGCCAACTCCATGGGTGTTTCGGGTTATTCTTCTTATGAGATTGCCAGCGATAACAGCAATGCCATCTATCACGGCACTCCTGTCATTCCCCTTTCTACAGGGTATATTGATATTGTGGGTGCGGCGGCAGGTGGAACTGTTGGTCTTGTTGGTGCGTTCATGGGATGTAAGTATGTCTCGAGCACAACGGGGAAACCCACGTGGAGCAACTATTGGCCAGGATCGGGTGCGGACAGTAATCACCCTGTCGAGGCTTTCGTAGCGGATGATCCGTTGCAACTTTTCGTGATTGCGACAGATGCGTCTTGGACCAGTAAAGCTACGGCGCGAGCCGCAGTTTTTGCAAACGCTAACTTTGCGAGTGGAACCAGCGGCAGCACTACCACTGGTATGTCTTCCGCAACTCTTGGAGTTAGCACTATCAACACCACTGCTAACCTAAATCTCCGGATTATGGGTTGGGAAACAGATCCAGCAAATGAAGACTTTTCTGCAGCTGGCATTGGTGCGGTAGTAAGGTTGAACAACTCCTTCAATAGCCCGAATGGTGCTATTGCGGGTGGCACTGTTTCAACCACTGGCGTATAGGAGGATTGAGAAATGGCTATTTCACGAGCACAACTCGTTAAAGAACTAGAGCCTGGACTCAATGCCCTTTTCGGTCTTGAGTACGCTCGCTATGAAAATGAGCATGCAGAAGTCTTTACCACTGAATCTTCAGATCGAGCATTTGAAGAAGAGGTAATGCTTGCTGGCTTTGGCTCTGCCCCAACCAAAAGTGAAGGCGCAGCCGTCACTTTTGATTCAGCAGCTGAAGTCTACACTGCTCGCTATACCAACGAGACGATTGCTTTGGCATTCGCGCTCACTGAAGAAGCGGTTGAGGATAACCTCTACGACCGTCTTTCTGCTCGGTATACGAGAGCACTAGCTCGCTCTATGGCGCACACTAAGCAAGTTAAGGCAGCTTCTGTTCTTAACAATGCTTTCGACAGCACCTACACGGGCGGTGATGGTTTGGAACTTTGTTCAACTGCACATACGTTGCAGAATGGCAATACTTTCCGGAATGAACCGTCTACGGCTGCAGACCTCAACGAGACTTCTCTTGAGAACGCACTTATTGACATCTCTGATTTTGTTGATGAGCGCGGTCTTAATGTTGCTCTCCGAGGAATGAAGCTAGTTGTCCCAGCAAACCTTCAGTTTGTTGCAGACAGGTTACTTGAGTCAGATCTTCGTCCGGGAACGGCGGACAACGATGTGAACGCTATCCGAAACATGGGAATGGTTCCGCAGGGTTATACTGTAAACCACTTCTTGACGGATACGGATGCATGGTTTGTTCTAACCGATGCTCCAAACGGTCTGAAGCATTTCCAGAGAACTCCGATTCGTACGGCGATGGAAGGTGACTTCGATACTGGTAACGTGCGCTACAAAGCTCGCGAACGTTACAGTTTCGGTTGGTCAGATCCTCGCGGTATTTACGGATCTCCTGGAGCGTAGTATAGTGTGGGAGGGGGGTAAAACTCTCTCCCACTTTTTCTGGGATTTTATAGCCCTAGCGACTGGCCCAGCAGACGCTTACAAGACTCTAGGGCAAAACCTTTGTAAGGAAGGAAGTTTGTTATGGGTACAACTCGTTTTTCCGGCCCCGTTATGTACAGCGGTCAAGGGAGTGATTCAAGTAAACTAGGTTCATGGTTTAAGAATCTTCCAATTCAAGTCAACCCAGATTATATTTTTAAGTATGATGATTTCACCGGTGTTGACATCGATGACACGGATGATTGGACTAAATCTGTTCTCAATAGTGGTACACTAACTCTTTTGGCTGACCATGTTGGTGGATGGGCAAAATCTACGGGCGATGGTTCAACTGATAATTCTGGCGGTGCTATTCAAGGTAATGAGATCTTTCTAGCTGAGGCTAGTAAGAATATTTATTTTGAAGCTAAAGTAGCTGTTTCTGATGCCGATGATATGGATATGTTCGTAGGTTTGGCAGAGAATGGCACGTTTGCCACAGGTGTCCCTTTCACGGCAAATAATCAGATCGGTTTCTTATTGGTTGAAGGTGCTGCTGATATTTATGCTAACTGTGATAGTGGTGGAACAGAAACTAAAACTGATACTGGTATAGATTTCGCAGACGGTGCAGAATCTAGTTCTAATATCACGAATACTCGTACTCTTGGCTTTATTATTAAAGGAACGGGTATTGTAGAGTTTTATGTTGATCGTGTCCTTAAAACCACTACAACAGCAAATATACCAACTTCGGCTCTGACACCTTGGTTTTGCGCTATGTCTGGTACGACTACGGCAGATGCTTCTTGGTGCGATTATATCTGGGTTGCTGCTCAAAGAATTACTAGTGGTATGACGCAGTATAATGATCAGCCGTAGAGAAGGGATAACAAATGGCTGAGAGAAAAACAGCACGTACTCGCAAAGATGATCCTAATACTTCTGAAAATGAGGCGTGGGTAAAACCTTCCACGAAAAAAGAAACTAAGTTTTCGTATGGAATAAATACTAAAAAAGATTTTCCTTCGCCTGGAACTCCTAAGTATAAAATGATGGTGCTATCCGGTGAGATAAAGGAGTAAGCCATGGCTGATGCAGTCGCAACAACAGTTATAGAAGACGGAAGCCGTTTCTATACAGCACAGTTCACTAACACAAGTGACGGTACTGGAGAATCGGCAGTCACTAAAATTGATGTTTCCGCTCTAGCTGAAACAAATCATGGATTATCCTGCAGCGCAGTTCGAATCAACAAGATTTGGTGGAGAACTGTGGGAATGTCCGTGCGAATCCTATGGGACGCTACAACTGATGTTGCGGCATGGGATTGTAAAACAGATGACACAGGATATATTGATTTTTCTACTTTTGATGGCCTGAGAAATTACTCAGGCACGGGCAAAACTGGGGACATTCAATTTACGACAACTGGTCATGGAAGTGGAGATGTTTACATTATAGTGGTTGAATGCATAAAGGATTTCTAATCCATGAGCAAAACAACTAGACTTTCAATGGCTTCAAAAAAGAAGAGATACGCATCTAAGTATGCGCATGGCGGTTTAAACGTAAGTGTTGATGTAGTTACGGCAACGACAAAAGCACAAAACCGACCAAAGACTAAAGTTGCTGCAACAGGAGATAAATTTAATACATATAAAACTCGGATAACGTAATATGGCAACATCAGGCTCTTCAGATTTTAATCTAAATGCCGCTGAAATTATTGAAGAAGCATTTGAAAGATGTGGTCTCGAACTTCGAACGGGTTACGACGCGCAAACAGCGCGACGTTCATTAAATCTCCTTTTTGCAGACTGGGCAAATCGCGGCGTTCATTTATGGAAAGTTGAGCAAGTAGAGCAAACACTTGCCCAGCTTTCCACTTCTTCTGCGATAGCCACTTATCCCGCAGGAACAATCACAGCTACTGTAGGGGCATCAACTNATTTAAGTGTTGGTGAAACTATCACAGGTGGCACTAGTGAGACTACAGCTTCGGTTATAACAAAACCAACTTCTACCACCATTACTATAACTGTTCCCAGCGGCTCGTTTACTGCTGGTGAAAACATAACTGGCTCTAGTAGTGCAGCGACCACCACTATTAGTGCAAACCCAAGTTTGGTGGACGTTCAGTCAACTATTGATATATTAACCGCAGTTATTAGGCGTGATGGAGTTGATCAGCAAATATCTGCGATAGGACGAGCAGAGTATCTTCATATCCCAAATAAAACAACGCAAGGTCGAGCAAGCCAGTTCTTTTTTGATAGGCAAATCACACCGACTATTTCAGTTTGGGAAGTACCAGAAAACTCAACTGACCAGCTAGTATATGATCGGTTTGTTCGGATACAAGATCTAGATGCATCAGCTGATGACCCAGATATTCCTTTTCGTTTTTTACCCTGTTTAGTTTCTGGTTTGGCTTACCAGATTGGGCTAAAACGTGCTCCACAGCTTTTGCCTGTATTAAAAGCAGTATATGATGAAGACTTAGGTTTTGCTTTAACAGAAGACCGTGAAAAAGTCGCATACAGTATCACGCCTTCTCCTGCTTATTTGAGGGTTGTGTGATGGCTTACGCATCAGGGAAATACGCAAAGTTTATTTCAGATAGAAGTGGGGCGGCTTTTCCATACAAAGAGATGCGTATTGAATGGAACGGTTCTAGAGTCCATACTTCTGAGTATGAAGAAAAACAGCCACAGTTGACACCTGCCAAACATATTACTGACGCGCAAGCTCTTCAATACGCTTCTACCGCGAGAACAGAACCCGCTGTAGAAGTGTTACTCAAAAAAGACGCATTTAGGTCGAGCACTTCAGGTTCTGCAATTATCACAGTTACGGAGCCTGGACATGGCAGAGCTACTGGAGATACCGTTCGTTACAGAGATGTTGCTCCTTTTGATGGCTTTACAGCAAGCACGATAGAGCAGTCTACTGGCTATACGATAACTAAAGTCACTGACAGTACATATACTTTCACAGCAGCAAGTGGCACGGCTACTGCTGGAGACATAATAGGCGGCGGTGCGTTTGCTTCCGCTGGGCCTGTGACGGTGGACGCATAAAATGGCTCTTACATTTACAACATTAAAAACAGCAATTCAAGATTATACTCAAAACACGGAGTCTACTTTTGTTGACAATCTTTCTCGTTTTATCGTAAACGCGGAAGAGCGTATTTTGAAAGAAACTCAGCTCGAGGTGTTTCGTAAATACTCTCAAGGGTCCGCCTCAAGTAGTAATAAATTTCTCACAAAACCTAATGATTACCTTGCTCCTTTTTCACTGAGTGTGGTGAACAGCAATGTTCAGTCTTTCCTCCTTTTAAAGCACCCAACTTTTTTACAGGATTATACTCCAAACGCTGTTGGTACAACAGGGTTGCCAAAATACTACGCTAACTGGAATGATGGTACTTTTTTATTAGCACCTACTCCTGATAGCAATTATACGATGGAGCTACACTATTTCTATCGACCCACTTCAATCACTACAAGTGGGGATGGCACAAGCTGGCTTGGAACTAACGCAGAAGTTTCTCTTCTTTACGGTTCTCTTGTTGAGGCCTATACCTTCATGAAGGGAGAGCCGGATTTGTTAAAACTTTACAATGACAGATATATTGAAGGTTTGCAGACTCTCAAAAATATGGGCGAAGCAGAGCAAGTTTCTGATGAGTTTCGTTACGATAAAATTCGGAGGCCTGTTCAGTGATGTTTGATGGTGTTGGTGGAACAGAAGTGCAGGATGCTCTTGTTTTTACTTCAGAAAACAGGGGACACTCGCCTGAAGAAATGGCAGAAATGGCTATGAATAAAATCATGTCTGTTTCTGAGTCTGCTCCTCCGCCTATCAAAGCACAAGCTCTTGCTCATAGAGAAATGTTAAAACAACTGCTTGTTTTTTATATGGAAAGAATGGCTCAAAGTGAAAGAACAACTATTTGGGCTAAACTGCGGCAACAGGGCCACGAAGACATGGCCGAGATTATAAGGAGGCTGTAATGGCTATTGGTTCATCCGCGATGTGCGGAACTTTTAAGAAAGAGATACTTGCGGGTATCCATCGCTGGACTACAGCTAGTCGTGGTGACTCTAGTGCAATTTCAGCGGACACTTTCAAGATTGCGATGTTTACAAACAGTGCATCAATTGATGCTGATACTACGGGATATACCACTAGTAATGAGGTTTCTGGCACAAATTACTCCGCTGGGGGAGCCGCTCTTGGCAGTGTGACACTAGGTCTCGCTGATAACAGCAGTTCCGTACCTACTGCGTTTTTAGATTTTGCAGACAGCACTTGGTCTAGTTCTACAATCAGTAGCGCAAGAGGGGCTTTGATCTATAACTCTACTTTAAGTGGCGCGAGCACAGGCTCTACTACCACGGCTGCGGCTTATCCAGCGGTTGCCGTGATTAACTTTGGGGGCGATAAATCTTCCAGTGCTGGAGACTTTACTATACAGTATCCGGCGAACGACGCTAACAATGCGATAATCAGGATTGCATAATGGCACTAATTACTGGCTGGGATAGGAGTACTTGGAACTCCGGAACGTGGAATAGCCCCGTTCCGGTTGAGGTTACAGGTGTTTCTGCGGCCAGTGCGATTGGTTCTGCTTCTGTTGTTCAGTCCATTACTGTTAGTGTGACAGGTGTATCCGCTGCTAGTGCGATTGGTTCTGCTTCTGTAGTAGTTCCTGTAACAGTATCACCAAGCGGTGTTTCTGCTGCCAGCGCGACAGGATCACCAACTCTTATAACTAATTCCATTCTATCTGTTACGGGTGTTTCCGCAGCAAGTGGAGTAGGTTCCGTTCAGACGAATTTTGCCTTTACAGTTGATGGTGTTTCTGCAGAAGGACTAGTTAGCAACGCTACAGTTTGGTCGGTTATAGATACATCACAAACTTCAAACTTTACAGAAATAAGCACAACTCAAACTTCAAACTTTACAGAAATAAGCACAACTCAAACGCCAAGCTGGACGGAAATAGCGGCATAGGAATAAAATCATGGCATCATCGTACACAACTAGTTTTGGCATTGAAAAAATAGGCTCCGGAGAGCAGTCTGGAGCGTGGGGAACGACTACAAACCACAACCTAGATATTCTGGACCGCATTGCCTCCTATAAAGCAGTGGGTCTTTCTGGGTCAACTCATACGTTAACTGTTCGAGAAGCTTCTCCTGGTTCAGGCACCGAGAATCTTCAAGATGGCATGTATCGTGTAATTAAGTTTACAGGAGCCCTTGGGGCGGACAATACGGTAACGGTGGCTCCGAATACAACATCCGCGTTTTTTATTATGATTAACGCCACCACAGATTCTGGATCTAGCGGACCCTATTCCGTAATTCTGACGCAGGGTTCCGGTGCAAATATAACCGTAGCCAACGGAAAGTCAGCGATTGTTTACATGGACGGTGCGGGTTCTGGCGCAGCGGTTGTAGATGCTCTTTCGGACCTTCAGCTTGCCACGCTGACCGCGTCTGGAGACGTTACTGCAAGTGGTACATTTAACGCTTTAGGCGACACTGCCGCAAGCGACAAAGCAGCAATGGGTTATACTGCTGCTGAAGGTCTGATCCTTACCGGACAGGGCAGCACCAATGATGTGACCATCAAGAACGACGCAGACGCGGACGTTATCACGATTGCGACCGGGGGAACTAATGTCGATATCGTAGGAGATGTAACAGCCGCTACCGTACAGGCTGATGGTGACACTTCC